TCTTTGGAACTCTGCTCCGGCGATGTATCCTTGTGTAGAGTTATCTCGTTTAGGAGTGAACAACGCTCCTCCAACGAAAGTCCATTCTTCCCGAAGTACTTGAGTAAGTTCTTCCATCTCTCTTCTGAGATGTGACTCAAGTTGCTGAGCTTTTTGTTCATTAAATGTCCATCCATGAATTTCTTGTTCTGTTAGTATTTCTGCGACTCGGTGCTCTAGCCGACACGAGTCAGGTAAGGGCGGAAATGTTCGCATAATTTAGTAGTAACGTTTACGTCTTGGACCATGTAGTCCTGCATTTCTTGACTCCATTCTTGCCAGTCAGAATTTTTACCAAAGTCTCCTTTGTATTCTCCTAGTCTGTAGCCATAAGCTTCTAAAGAATGGCGTCCGTATAGTTGTAGTGGCATATGTCTCCACTGTCTTTTCTTGTCTATCTCCATTAAATTTGGATGATATAAACGAGAAAGCACAAGAGTATCAACGCATTTAGCATCAGTATGAAACTCGCTGCTAAGTTTCCGTAAAACAGCAAGGTCGTACCCAATAATATTGTGCCCAGCGAGAGTATCAGCTTCCATAAGTTGATTGATACCATCCCTGATATTGGGTTTCTCGTCATCTTGATCGTTATATACGTAGCTCTTCTCTGTTTTCGTATCAAAGGTGGAAATGCAATGTATTTTAGATACGTCATAAAGTAATCCGTTGGTTTCTATGTCAAATACTAGCACTATTTTTTACCAGTATAAGTCTTGTCCTTAAACTTAGCTTTCTTTTTTGCTTGTTTTGTAGGTGGTTTTGGTTTCTCCAGCTCAGAAGTCTGTACTGGGATTGAAAATTGGGTCCGTAGTTTCATCGTACTTACATGTTTCTTTGTTGTATTTAAGCTGACATGCGACGCCTACCTCTCCTGAATATCGGTTCTTCAATAAACGTAAGATAGTAATATCTTCAGCTTCAGTTTGTTGGTTTCTTTCCAGTCCCCATACTTCATCTGCAAGCTGGCTTATTGCTGCACTTCCTCTTAGTTGTCCAAGAGTTACACGTGCTCCTTCTTCATGGTTCTTATCTGTCTGTGTTCGACGTAGATGTGAGACCAAGAATAGTTTGATTCCGGTTCGTTCAACTAAACTTCGTAGCTTAGTCATGGTGGTGTCGATCATCTTACGCTCGTCTCCATCTAATCCAGAAATTAATATGGACAAGTGGTCGAGGAAGATTGTTTTGGTTTCAAGCGCGAGTGCCATATATTCAATCCTACTATAAATAGTATCAGGATCAGCACTTCCGAAGTGGTCATAAAGGAAGAGATTCCAGCCTTTGAGGGTATAGTCATATGCTTCTTGTAATGTTTCCTTGGTATGTTCTCCAAGATGTAATGCTTTACCAGTAGCTACAGACATAAGTCCTAAAGCTGTTCTTCTGTTTGACTCCTCCAGAGCTATGTATCCTACACGCTCGTCTTTATCTAATAAATGTGTGGCTAACTGCCTAGTCAAGGTGCTTTTGCCCTGACCTGTGCCTGCACTAATTACGGTTAGTTCTCCGTATCTGATTCCGTGAGTCATCTGTTGCAATCCTGCAAATGGATACTCAAAGTCACATGGTGGACTTGGGTTTGTAACTAACTCTAGTAGTGATTTACCATCTACTATTCCATCCGGCTGATACGGCGAAGCATTCCAGATAGCTTTCCTAATCGCTTCTGCATCGTTATTCTGCAATGCGTCAGAAGCATCTTTGTACGGGTCTGGCAAATGAGCAATCTTAACTTTCCCAGACGGTAAGAGCGCAGCCACTGCTTCCGTCGCCAGCTTACCCGGCTCGTCTTTATCGAAGAAAAGGATAATTTCTTGATAACCTTGAAAAAGCTGTAGTTGCTTTTGTATATCCTTCTTTGCCGACGCAGCTCCGTGAGGTAACGAGATATGCGCCCAGTTGGGGTAAGCCTCCCAGCCCGATAGTGCATCAAGTTCCCCTTCGTAGACCATGATACGTTTGCCAGTAGAAGGAATAAGAGACTGACCAAAAAGAGTGTCAGTAGTATTACCTTCATACTTAAAGTCCTTTAACTTGTTCTTGGTTTTGAATCCTTGAAGTGTTCTGTCGCTGCTGTAATAAGGGAACCGTAAAAGTTCTCCGTCTCTGTAGACTTTGTAGTGTTGACAGGTTTCTTCACTGATTTTTCGTTTTTGCAGCCTTTGGGCTGATCCTGTAAATTGAACATTGGTGGGCATGTTATGTGTGTGATTGTCTGATCTTGTTAAAGTTTGACAACTAAAACAAAATGTATTTCCATCATCATACACAGCCTTCGCATCAGATGAGCCACATACTTCACATGGCTCATGTCTTAAAAATTCTGCGGTCATGGTTTTAACCAATCGACTGGTATGCAGTGTGCCGCGCACCAGAGTATTCCGTATCGCTCACACCATTTCGCATAAGTTGTTTTGCTCTTCTTAGAGATACGTTTGTAAGGATCCTGAAAGACCATGCGAAGGTCGATGTCAGGATTGTCCTTGATGACTTGTCTCATCTTGCGCCTACTGGGTGGGTCCCAATAACCTTTCACTTCAAGTACAACTCCGTTGTTTGGTAATACAAAGTCAGGAGTGTATTGATGTTCAATAGTATAAGGGTAGGACGTTTCCTCGTATTCATAGTCAACGCCCAGTTGTACCAATAGATCAGCTACTTTCTCTTCAAGTCCTGATCGGAACCCCATTAGAAGTCGTCTTCGACTGAAGCTGGTGCAGTGTCAATTATCTTGACGTTAGGATCTTGTGTTTTAAATCCTGCTGTACTACCGAATAAGTCGGCTGCTCCCTGTTCGTCTAGGTCTCCTGTGTCTACGCCTACTTCTGATTGTACACTTACAATCTGTACTCCAGATAACTTAAGTGATGTACCATAAGTAACACCATCTTTTAGTATGTATGGTTTCTGAGTAAATCCAAGTTTAACTTTACTTCCTGAATATACTGGTGTGCTCTCGTCCTTGATAGGTGTTCCTTCTGTATCTACAACAGGTGGACGTTTTTCCTCAGCCCAAGAAAACTTGATAAGATACTTACCATCACTAACTTCTTCCCATGGGGTAGGTTTTAGTAGTGATCTCTTTGGGTTTCTTAATTTAGACTCTGCCCATTTTAAGCATTCGCCTCTCTCAGTCTCTAGTTTAGAGATTAGTTCTTCTCCAACTAGGGCTTTTAATGAATAGCCAAACTTGCTTGGCTTTAACACAGCTTGAAATCCTTCTAAGGTTACAGGCTCGGGTGTTACGTGTATGTTTCTCATTTTTAACAAAAGAAATATGTGGAATCAATTACCTCGGACGCATGTAGGTCTCCGATAATCGGTGGTTCAGTCTCTGCACCTATTGCTAAGGCAAAGTCTGTTAATGGTTCATGCTCTGCGAACAGACGCATGTATGTTTCTCGTACAATCGTTGATAGTATGCACATATCAGTAGCTCTACATAGAACTGAATCATGTATTAGAGCTATCGGTTTATCAAATTGACTTGCTGCAAAGTGAAGCAGCGAAGCATCAAGTGAATGAATCAGGTTAGGAGCTGTAGCGTTCTTGTGATGTTTTAAATCTACGCCCTTCTCTGCACCTTGGACGTGTAGTTCACATCGTCCCATTAACTGTGTTTTTATTCTCACAGGTTTTTCGTACTTCATCAAGTGTTGTACAACAGGAAATCCAGATGGTGTTGTCCATTTAATTTCTTGTGCACCTGATCTAATAGCACGTGAGATCTCAGTCTCTATCCATTTCATCACTTGCATCGGACCCGGAACGATGATATTCATGGCGTCCCTGACAGCTTTTACACATTGTGTTAGCTCTTCTTTGTCAACTTCTACACCTTTCTCTGTAAATGCGTCCCTGATGTACGATCTGTTACTAAAAGGCTTAGCATTGTAGGGTATAGTCATAACGCAACGCTTGGTTACTTTCCTATCCCAATATGGTCTAAGTCTTTGAGGTATGTGGTCTACGCTTGTTTCTGCGATAAGTTTATAGGCGTCTTGTGGTTTGTTTGAGCCGACCACATTTACAATTTTTGCTGTTGATTTATCTTTAGCTAGTCCAGCTAAGATTTGTAAGCCACTGCAAGTAGCGTCGATTGCGACGGGCAAGTGTGTGTGAAAGCGATGCTCAAAGTGTAGCTCGCAATACTCACAACATGCAGCCAAGAATTGCCATGGCTCGTCTGCATTCTCCCAATCAGCTATGTTGTCGATAGGGTTATAGAATACACGAGTAACTAAGTCATAGTTTTCTGGCTCATCTATCCATGCAATACGCTCTTCCATTGTAGCTTTGTCAAGTCCGTATGTAGTGGCAAGTTGAAACTTAATCCACTTCATACCCTGTGCATTTATTCTAGCACCTTTAGCAAACGACAGTAAACTTTTTCCAAAGTCTGTGTCTTGTGGTGTTAGGAATGCTGGTATAGGATACACTCTACCTCTATAGTCAAACGACCAAGGGATAAAGAAGTCTACGTCCTTGAATTCTCGTACACAAGTCATAGTCATACGTGTACGGCAGGACTTACGAACTTCGGCAGCCTGAAGGTTTAATGCATTGGTTTTACTA